TGACCCATCCCAGTTTTTTCTTGAGACCTATAATAGTACTCAATAAACTTATTAAACAGTGGGTAATCTGTCTTTAGAAACTCAGGAGACTGAGAAGCAATCGACTGGGAAACTTTATTAATATTCATCTAACTTTAGAAGCAACTAGAATCGTTGATTGAACCAGGGTTTGATATAGCAGGAATATCAAGAATAGCAGGAATTACATTGAAATCCGTTGGTGTCAAACTATTTAGTGGGACTGTAGGAGGTACAACTGTTCCAACAGGAGCAACTGTAACTGCTGGATTAACTATATTGATAATAGTTCCAGGAGTTGTTGCTGGAATAGTCGAATTATTAGCAGGAATAAATTGAACTGGAATTTGAAGATCTGTTGGTAATAATGTACTATCAGTAACTTCACCAATTCCAGTTACATCATCAGTAACAGTTACAGCACCAGCAATAAATGTTCCTGTTCCTGCATTAATAACATTAACTGGACCAAAACAAATTTCACCAGTTTCATAATTTACTGTTCCTGCAGCATCACTTGTATAAATTTTACGAATACCAGTATTGTAGAACGTTCTTAAGTTTCCATAACCATCATCCTCAAACTGTTGATCAACACCAGGTCTATCAGCAGTTCTAAATGTACCAGATAGTATTACAGGTTCCTTTTTACAACTTCCATCACCTTCATCTTGACTAGGAGCACTATCATATAGATTACCTCCTGTAGAAACACAATATGTGTTTGTTTGGTTTGAATCTGGTTTTATATACTTCAAAATAGTTGTTTGAAGTGAAGTATCAGTAACACACTTATTAGAAAGTGTAATTGCCTTCTCAAGTTGTTGTGCTCTAAAAGTTGAATTAAAATTATTAATTTGTGTTTGTATTCCCCAATCAGTAATTGCTTTACTAATATCGGTTTCAATTTCACTAGCATTTGATCCACAACCAGTATCATATAGTGCAAATACATTTACATTGATATACACATCATCAGGATCAGTTACAATAGGATCAATAGATGCCATTGCATATGGTCTCAAATCAGCAGCAATTTGCTTCTTAGTTGCATCATTAAGATTTGATCCTGTTTTTGTTTTAATAACAACAAAAACTTTTCCATATACAGGAGGATTCAATGCATCTCCACCATAAGCAACTACAGAATCTGCATTATCATAAATCTTTTTAGTAATGATTGCATAATCCTGAGCAGTTACTGCTCTATATTGAGCAGAATAATATCTTGGTGCATTATACTTAATCGATTCAACACTCTCTGCCCCATCTCCCTGTTGAGATTTTTGCTTAGTAACTATGTTAACACTAGCAGTAGGATACACTTTACCAGTACTATCTTCTACTTTTCCAATAAAACTAAAAGTACCAACTTGATTACCATCAGGTCCTGATGTAACCAAATACTCAAGATCGACAACCTCTCCGTCTTTTACTGCTCTACCAACACTATCATCACCAAATCTTATCTCATACCTCATATCCTCGGTCTCAGACAAGAAATATGAACGAGTTGTGGGTGTTACTGTAGCAACGGTTTCTGCACGACTATAGAGGTCATACTGAGTGGATGATTCGTTTGGTCTTACTTTTACAATTAACGTTGAAATATCAGCATCTTCCGAAGGAACTTTATATGTTTGTTTTCCAAAGGTATTAACAATATATGAGAAAGTGACTAAAGAACCCTCATAGACTGTAACTTTGTCAAAAATAGCCTCACCTGTAGTTTGATTTACATTAACTGTAATATCACTTAAAATATTCCAAAGATATGCACCACCTGATGCTACAGCACCCTTTCTCAAGGTAATTGACGTTGGATATGACCCATTTGTTTGTTCCGTTGTTAAATTCAGTTTTAAACAAGATTTAGATGCACTAATAGATCTAGGCACATAATTCAACAACTTAGCAATATTAACAACATTATCCCGTACTGTAGCAGAAGGCAAAAATACCTCATTCATTGCCATATTAGCATTAAAAGCGGTATAATACGTGTTATATGCTAATAGATCAATTAAATACGACAATGATGATCCATTAAAATCATAATCAGTAAACTCATTACGAGTTCTTAAATATGATTTTATGGAAGATTTTACATCTTCGAAATCTAATGCTGTTAGGTTATTTGGTTGCATTACTCTGGTCTCTGTAAAACAAATTCTATTGTTTCAACAATGGGTAAACCAACTATTTTATATTCAAGTGATACATTTAATTTATTATTCTCATAAATTGGAGTAACATCTACACGTGTAAGTGCTACTCTTGGTTCATATTGATTGATTGTCGTCCTAATTTCTTCCGCAATGGTATCTGCAGTAAATGCATCCAACGGTTCAAATAAAAGTCTGCTTACTGACGAACCAACTAACGGTTGAAACGGTTTTTCTCCAGGAGAGGTCAAAATTATGTTTTTAACCGCTTGTTTAATGGAGTTATCATTATGTACGACAGAAAGATCGTCTGTGAAAGGATTTTTAGCAAAATTAACCGAGAAGTCTTTAAAACTTCTCGATCTTTTTAAGTCAGAACCCCCTATTTTTTTTAAAGCCATCTCCCTATCAGGACTTTATACAATTATATTTATCGCCCTTGACCCCGATAACGCTTTTTAGCACCATTTCTGCTTGTAGCAGAGTATTTTGAGTGCTTTCCTCTTCCTTGCCTAGTTTTTTTCGGAATTGCCTCTACATAAGAGCCACCTAAAAGACTTTGCTTCATTTTTGCCATAATTAACCTCTAGTACAACCTAAAAAAACGTTTTTGCTGCATCCAGTTACTACTGAATTGCATGGATATGCCACAGTGTCATAACCAAAGGGATCTCCAAATACACCTGCTCTTCTTCCGTTAATAAAAACAGTCTTAATAGTAGCTTGATGTTGACGAGCATGTCCTTCAGCAGCCTCACGACCACCTCTAATACCAACTGTACACCAATAAGCAGGATTGGGAGTACAACCTGGCGGACATTTTTTTGGAATTCCAGTATAACATGCTTTATGCACAGTTGGTGTTGGATGTGTAGTTAATTCATCCTGATCGATAATAGGAATAATGCTATTAATCATAACATTTCTTGTTATCGCAGATAAAGGAGTCTGTGCAAGGGGTGGCCACAGAGTCGTAGAATCCATGAGTTTTACGGATTTCATCACGATCTTTGGATCCTTCGGTGGTTTTATACAACCAGGAAGAGTACCTCCTCCTAGTCCTGGATGGTGCGTTGATCCAGAACCTGTTCCATGTCCACTGCAACTTCCCATGAAAAGTGCAGCGGCACCCATACTTATTGGTCTTGCTGCTAAGGGCATTCTATTATCCTCCTGTTTTATTCATCATATGGATTACCATATGACTGTGCTGCTCGTGTCACTGTCCTAGCATCTCTAGTAAGATCATGCCAAATAGACATTTCCCCAGTTGCCGTCCAAGGTTGGCAACCTGGTCCTCTTACAAGATTTCCAAAAGAGAATATATGTACTTCTTGAGTAGTTGTACCATCTCCATTATTAATTACACCAGTATCTGTGTTTGGTGTTGCTGTTGGTTGATTGCATACAAAATGCGATTTACCAATATTAACAGGTGTACAACCTAAAGTAACTGTCAACTTTTGAAGTTTTTGAGGATCGGGGCGGTACTGCCGCATAAGGTATTTAGTATAAGTTGACGCATGGGGTAATTCTGTAAAACTACCCGCATTAGTCTGTACCTTAGATTCGCTAAAATTAGTATACTCAGGATATACTGGTTGAGTAATATCATCAATATCTTGTAAAACCGTTTCTTGTTCCTTTTTCTTATTGTCTAGAATAACTTGTTTATAATCTTCATCGATTGGAGTATCTTTTAAAAATTCTGTATCATATTTTGGTACAATAAGATCTTTTAATGGATCTGTTTGGAATGTTTGTAATTTACGTTGACTGCGTTGATGTACACGATCTCTCTCAGGATCCTGTTTAATTTCCATAGGAGGATTTTTATACCTATTCTCTCTTGTAGCAGGAACTTCAGCATAAGAGTCTGTAAATGCCTGTAAATCATCAGCAGATGCCTTTATATCGCCCTCTGGAAGGGTTTTTAGGATATTATGAAACTCAGGTATCAAATCATCTCTTTTTGCAGCATTATCAACGGTATCTACTTCCTCTTGGTACATATTAGAAACGAGTAACTGTGGTCTAGTTCTTGCAGAATATCCCTTTCCTGGTCTAAGAATTTCTACAGAAGTTAGTTTTCCACCACTAAAAGTACCTTTTATTTCTGCTGATTGAGTATTTCCACCAGTATCTGAAACAACTTCAATATCAGCACCTCCATCTTTTGTAACAACCTCAAATTTAAGTTCACTTGGACTAGTTGTGAGAACAAATTCTGGGTTTCCGTCATCTGTAGACTTATTTGGTATAAAATTACCGTCATCATCGGGAGTAGTAATCTCTAATATAGGATTTCCTTCCAATTTATCTAAATTTGCTCCTCCATTAGTGACTCTTGAGATTTGAACTACTGCGGCACCGCCAGAAATAGTGACTTTATCACCTTCAGTATACCCAGTACCAGGATTATTCACTTTTACACTAGAAATGCGGTCAACTAATGTATTACTTGTATCATCAAGCATCGCACCAACTTCAATATCGACTGTTAATCCGCTTCCAGTACCTCCAGTAGTCGCAATATCTTCACCACTAGCGTATCCAGTTAACTGAGCAGTGGGATTTAAGTCGTCCATATTTCCAGTATTGAACTCATAAACGCCTCCAGAGATGTTTATATCAGTAATTCCGCCACTTTCATTAAGAGAAATCCATGCTGAAGGGTAAATTACGCTATTAAAGATGTCTGGAGCCTTAGAATTAACGTCTCCCGTAACATATTGAAGAGATTTATCCAAAAATTCGTATAAACCCATCATAATTGCACGATCAGGAATGCCAAAACCCGCTTTTACGGTAATAACATGGTTCCTATCAGAGGTATATTGCGTATCTTTAGCAAAATTACTACCAGACCCGTCAACATATACAATATGATACGGAAATAATCCCACTTCAGTGTGAAAAGTGCGGGTAATTGTGTGACCATTGATCTTATCACCCAATCTCATAATATCAGTAACGTCACCACCAGAAAGAGTAGAAGTAGCACCAACAGCAGTAATCTTCAAATTCATCGTCATAGTTGCCGTTCCACCGCCCACTAGAGCAACTGTGGTAGATAATGGGAATACTTGACCTACAGTAAACCCTGTTCCATTGTTTAATATCTCAGTACATGTCCATTTAGTACCAAGCATCACTGTATTTGATTCAGGTGGTGCGGCAGAATCGTCATATCTAGGCTCAATTCTAAACTTTACTCTAAAATTTGATGCATTTGCTCCATCATCAATATCAAAGATTTCAAAATCAGAAGCACCAGCATCTTGATATGTCCATGGATTTTGAGATGAATTATAATCAATACCTTCTAAAGTCGTTGCATTCCATCCATCAGCATAGGTTACACCATCAAAACTAAGTTCGAAGTCTAAAACACCATTAGGTACTGTAGTTGCAAACTGATCATAACTAAATGCAATCTTAAGTGAGTCAGTATCGATAGCAAATAGTGTAGGGTGAGGACAATCTGGGTCGCCAGTTAAATCTTCACATCCTTCGTACTTTAATGTGGTTTTGGCGGGGGTACACGTGAAGTTACTACAAGGAACACATGCAGTAGTACCAGAATAGGTGTTAGTTTCACTACCTGGATCATAACCAGGTGTACCTGGCGTACCAGTAGGAAGTACTATAGTTGTAACAGTACCTTCGTCATCCTCTAACCAATATGCTGCTGTGCCAATATGACCTGCTTCATCAGACGTATCGTAGATATAAGAAAACCATGTGTCCGAGAATTGGAAGTCGAATGACAACATGCTCGGAGTAAAATCTAAGTTAATTATAGTCGCATCAAATTCTTCTCTACCAAAAGTATGTCCTCCACTACAAGGATCGGTCTTCGTTGCCATTCCACAAGTTGCCGATGGTATATGTGGTGACCTATACTCAGTTAGGTAGAATGGATGCATAATAGCATCATTATCTCTATCAGGTATGTTATAACTGTGGATAGCGTCGGGGTCACGGATGAAGGAATGTGGATATTCCTTATATTCAATCGTCACGCCCACTGAAGATCCTACCGTAGGAGGATTCGGTGCTGTGTAATTATAACAATGTACTCTTCCACAAATATCTGTAAATTGATTAGTCTTGCATCCCATCTAACTTGTCTAACCTCCTATAGATTTCTGTAAAATTTCCTGCTAAGTTCATATAGTCGTCATACCCCTTTGGTTTGTAATAAGTCTTGGCAGGGGTAGGTATCTCGGAAATATATGTTTCCACCTCTTTGAGACGATTTCCGAGCAGTCTGAGGCACTCATTGATATTCTTTATAGACTCTCCTATCTGTTCTCCAGTGACACCAGAAACTTCAACAGTTTCTTCTACTGGTTCAGTTATGTTTGGGGTTTCGTCAATCATTTGTTTTCTTCAGTGTAAATGCAGTACCATCGTCTGATATATCATAATCTAATTCTTGGTTGAGATCCCATCCCAGTTCTTCACAAACTTCATAAGGTATCGTGACAATTAAATCACCGAAATCATCTTCTTCGAGTTTGGTTGTGAATCTATGGGACATATCTCTATAGGCGGTTAATAACTTGGGGATTGTCTGTGGGATTTTTCTCTTTCCACTCCATCCATAGTGTATATAGATCATCTACTACCTGAGAGACGTATGAAGATGCATAACAATCAGCACAGGCATACATCCGAGGGTCTAAAAAGTTCTCGTGCCTTATAAGTTGCTCTATCGCCCATGTACGTGTGTCCTGTCTGTGTGTGCGAACCTTAGAGATCATTTTTTACCTGTGGAAAATTTTTTAATACCTGTGGAAAACTTTATTGAAATAATATAACAATCGCTCTGGGGAACCTTTGTAGGTTAGGGTAGTGGCCGTTTTTAATATTTAAGGGGGCAAATTTAACTGCCCTGAGTAACACTTAGCACTGTCACAGTTGTTATAACTTAGTGCATGTAATCTGTAGTCGATTGTTGTTACATAGTGCTGACCTCGTTCATGTCTCTATTATACCTCGGATGACTGCAGGTTGTCAAGTGCATGATTGTCGGCAATTTCCCAGTACCATCCGATGCTCTTCACATAATCAAACGGTGAACTCCTCGGAGTGTTGGGAAACTGTTCTCCACGTTCAATGCGGATGCCATCAATGTACCTCTCCAAATCGTAGATTGATTTGAATTGACCTCTGAGAATTTGTTGGTCATCGTAGATTGTATAGTGCATTGGTTTGAGTTGCTTTACATTGTTTTTCTTAACCCCTTACATGGTTCATTATAGCATGACCTCGGAGTTATTGTCAAGGGTCTCGGAGATTATTCGGAGTGACTTGACTTCTGTTGGGAGACGTGCTAAGAGTGCATCACCTGAACACATTTCTAGAGAGATAAAACACACACCTAGATTTATTTAATGTTTTCCACAATTTCCGTGTACTCTGTGGAAAACCTATTATATGGTCTCTCAGGGTCTGGGAAAATCTGATCCCAGTATATAGAGTTGACGACCACATTTACTTGACGAATCGGACTCATAGAGTGTTCCGCTTCTTCAGGTGGTTTCAAAGTTTCATGGGTGCAGACCGTGATGTATTGGTCTGAAACAAAATTGACATAAGCAGAGCGTCCTTCATAGATGATAAACTGACCTCGCTCAAACTTTCTCATTGTGGAAAAGTCGTTAGTGTTTTATTTAGATTCAGGAGTACAAAAACTATAATCGATTTTACAAAGGCGATCTAGTTTGTCTTCCTGGATTTGCTTTACTGAGTTTATGGCGTTGAGACCAAGGTTGACCCCAACGACCAAAACAACAGCGACTAGAAAAAATCTCATCCTATGCTCCTACGGTTTGACCGTTGAAAAATTGTGAAGTGATACCTGAAAGGCGATTAGATACGAACCAAGTCCAATTCTTTTGAAAGACTCCACAACCGTATGCGAACTCATCACATAAAGCATTTAGTCTGGACTTAGTTGTATTTGACTGCCAACCGCCATCAAAAAGTTGTAACTCTCTCTCAACATGGAAATAGGTCGCAATGTGATTTCCATGTAGGAACACTTTAGAATGTAGACCGTTATCAGCAGTAAAAACAGTAGTGTTAGAACCCGCCCAATTAGATTGAGTTCTGATTGCTCTGTTCATTTGAGTTTCAATTTTACGCATGATGTGAGAAGGTTTGTTTGTTATGTACTTATTATAGTGCATACGAGGCACTTGTATGTGCTTAGTGTGCCACTTAATCGAGTGTCACAGCATTTTGATACGCAAGATAAAACTGATCGTATAAT